ATGTCGTCTGGATCAATTTGCAATTTGTATGAGCATAACGCAAGTTTAGTACCCATAATTGCAATTTCAGTTTCAAAGTTGTTCATCATAAACAAAAAGTAATTGTTCATTGCTGTGTTTTTGTTAGGAGATTTTTTGTTGAAAAGTTCTTTCAACTCGTAGCACATACTAACAGTTAGTGAATACATTGCTGAAATCTCTTTAGTTTCGCAATGTGTAATTTTACCGTCAAGTACAGCGCGTGGATCAGGAAGTTTACTTGAAAACTGTCTGTGTGCCATAAATTTAATAGCAAGACCCTCGCCAATTGAACCAGCAACTAAGTCAGCTAATGTATCTGAGTCAGTGTCGCCATCTGTTAACAACTCGCTAACAAAGCTCCATGAACGTGGTGTAGCAAATGCTCTATCTGCTGATTTTGAATCAAAGGTGTATAAATCACTTTTGCAAGCAGTTAAGTAACCAACAACATCTGGATGTACATTGTTGTCTGTAGCCCATTCAAAGTAGTCATCCCATTCAACAGCCATTTCTAAGTGGATAAATCTGTTGGCTAATGGAGCTGGCATACGATAAGTAACACCTTTGTCTGTTTCTCTGTTACCAGCAGCAACAATAACAACGTTGTCTGGTAATTCGTATTGTCCTACGCGACGATTTAAAATAAGTTGATAAGCAGCAGCCTGTACACTTGGTGCAGCAGAATTCATCTCATCTAAGAACAAAATAATCATTTTGTGTTTTTCAGCAAATGATTTGCTAGGCAGCTCTGATGGTGGAGCCCATACCATTGTTTGGTCTACTGAATCAAAGTATGGAATACCTTTAATGTCTGTTGGCTCCCATAAACTTAAACGCACGTCAGTAACATGAGCATTTAACTCAGTACCAAGTTGTTTAATAATGTCTGATTTACCAATTCCTGGAGGTCCCCAAATAAACAATGGACGTTTACTGCTAAACGCTTTGCGTAAAGATTTTTTAGCGCCTTTTGGGCCGACTGTACGTGATGCGATGTTGTTGCTCATAAATTATTACCTCATAGGTTAGTAAAAAAGAAAAAGTAAATTAAATAACTTGTAGCAGTGTTAATATGTTGTGTTGCTAACAAACTATGTAGCATATTATACAGTATTTTTAGCAAACGTCAATACTTATTTTTAATTAAGAAGTTCGTTCTTTCATTGCTTTTGCTAATCCAAATCGTCGTATGTCATCTGAAAAGAAATATAGTTCAACGCATTTGCGTTCTGAGAACACTGTTATACTTTTATATGTTAAGTAATAAGGACAATCTAAATACCGTTCTAAGAACACAATAGTCTGCGGACTTATCTCAATTGTATCTGTAAATGGGATTTCGTATGATTTGAGTTCTAATGCGTTAGTTAAGAACTCAAAGCCATCATCGCTTAATCTATAAGCTGTTTGTTTTCCTACTCGTGATGATTGCCACCATTTACGTGAATATAACTTCACGTTAGTGTCATCAGAACATTTACCCCATTGGTCTAAAAATATACGTGTTAGTGTATCTCTTGGAATCATCGCACTGTAACCCCTTTAGTTAGCTTTACAACAGTGAAATCGCTGCAGTTAAACATACTATTTAACTTAGCTGCTAAACTGTGCGCATGTCCTGGATTTGAAAAGGACGATTTTTTATATTTAGAGTCATTTTGGTTTAAACTTGTTTTTAAATTAAACGGCTCATCCTTATAAACAACTGCCCATATAGCGTCTGCTTCTAAAATTTGATCTAATTGAAGAGTGTTTGGATCAAGATGTTCTAATAATACACGCGGTTTTGGTCGTGACATATAGTCCCCCTATTAACTACGTGTATTTATCGTTATTCTTTGTCGCTAAAACTTCCACCGTCAAATTGCACAGTAATAACTTCAGCATTGTCTTTCTGTTGTAATGTCTCAAGCAACAGTGTATAGTCCTGATGTAGTTGATCTAACATTTCAGTTAACACTAAGTTAAGTAATCTAGCTTGATGAATTGGGATTTTAACTTCTTTTTGCTGAGAAAGCTCAGTTGCACGTAACAATTGAGCAAACTGGGTAATAGGAGATGTGTTAATCTGTTTTTGCATTTGATAATACCTGTTTCATTTCAAATTCTGTTTTAAACGGGCCTTTATGTTCATTTCTTTCAATAGTAATTACCTTAGGACAGAAACTCTTAACCCAACCTTTTTCAAACTTAATTGTATAGTATCCGGCGCAATATAAACTTTTACTTTGATCACTTTTAGTAAATAGCGGTAACTTGCGTCTAACGTCATATACCGCATTATACGGTTTACAACTTGTTGGATACCCGTAACATTCATTTGTGTCTACTGCTGATACTTTTATATTATGTTTGTTTAAAAAGAAATTAGATCCAAATTGATTGGTTATTTCTTCTTTTTTATTAAAAAGTATTTCACCGTCTGTGTTACTTAACACGTATTTGTTGTTTTCTTTCTTGTGCAAAGTAGCAACCTTTAAACCGTCTTGTTCTACGATCCAAAATTTGCCATCTATTATAGGTTTAGCGTGTAATTCAATTTCTACCATTGATCTACACCAGTAATTTCAACAGTTTGCGTAGTAGCAACCCCATTTACTACATACGGAAACGATATGTTAAGTAAGTAACCAATACCACTATTGTTATCATACGATATATCAATCTTTTCTACTTCTGGGAATTTGTCTAATACTGCTAGTATTTCGATTAGTTCTTCTTTTTGTAATGTAATCTTTTTCATAGTTATGTTGTTGGATAGTTTGCTTGAAAAGGTTCTGCAAATGTTTGAATATTATCAATCATTCTTTTCATATCATATGACTGACAAAATTTAATCATTCGTGAACCAACTTGTGTAATACACTTTGGCTTAGAATTATTACTAATAGTTTCGTTGATAATTGTACGTATGTCTTTTGGCTGTTTAGTTAAGTCGATTAATACGCGATTTCGTTCGTAATCATCTAAAACTCGATGTTCTTGACCATTATGATCAGTCCATTTTTGTAATAAGAAGTTATTCCATGCATATCCTTTTGTGTTGCGATCCTCAAATGCTTCAGTTAATCCTATTTTCTTTGAAGTACCTTTAGTTCTTGCACCCGGATATGCTGAAAACACATTATCACTAGTATCGCCACGGATACATTTTTCAAATAATATCCATTCCGGATCAAACGGTACTTTATGTTCACCTGTTTTTTTATCAATTACAGGTTTACCCTTAGCATCGTAATAACCAGTATGTGTAACGTGTTGATCTGCTACGCCGTTATACTGGCTAATAGATTCACTAATTAGTTGATGAAAATCAGTATCTGTACTAACAATAACGTGCTTATCTTCCGGATGCAGTTGAATAAATCCGGCAATTAAATCGTCAGCTTCTAAACGTGAATGTTGCAATACGGTACAATTAGTTTTTTCATTTAAAAATGTTGTAAAATCACCGTATGCCTCCCAAAAAAGTTTATCTTCTTCTTGTTCACGCACTGTCATAGCAGCTCGAGTTTCTGCACGATTGCGTTTATATGGTTCGTAAAAGTCTTTACGCCAACTGCGTCCTTCTAAACAAAACACTACATGTGTACCATCAAAGTCTTGCCATGCTTTTTTAACACTATTAAATGTAATGTGTAATGCCATACCAAGTTTTAAGTCAGCATTGCCTTGCACTGAATGCCTAGCTCGATAAAATAAGTTTGAAGTGTCAACTAAAATAAATGTCATTTGTTACCTGTTGCTCGTTGTACGTTAAGGAAACCGAAGTCTTGATCTGATATATCAACACCTTCGACGGCTGCAGCGTTCATACAAATATCTCTGTACCAACGACCTACTATTTCTTCTTCAGGATCACCATCAAACCCGTAACCCTCTTGTTTTAATTTTTCAATCCAATAATCATTCCAATCAATTTCAAAGAAACCGTTTCTAATGTTACTTGGATTAACTTTAAATCCAATTACATCAACCCATGGTTCTTTTCTTAACGTGGCTTTTTCTTTATCAGTTAATGGCAATTTTTCAATTACCTTTTCTTTAGCTTTAGCTTTAGGTTTAGCTTTTTGTTTAGCTTTAATTGCTTCTTGTACTTCTTGTTGATGTTTTAGTTCTGGATTTTCACCACTAAACACTTTTTTTATAAAATTTCCAAACATTATGTTCCCCAGTTGTTACCGAAGAGAGGGAGGTGAAGTCTATCACTGTATCTCAATCCGTGCTTTAATGCAAGTTCTGCTACTCGTCGATTATTAAGGTTGTATACATCAGTTACACCGCCTACTGGCATTAAGTAAATATCACCTCTAAATCCGTTGTCTTTATATAGCTGCATTACTTCAAGTGCTTCTGTTACATCGTCTTCGGATGCTACTACAAATTTTAAGAATGAACTATGACCTGAAAATTGATATTCTGTTACAATCTCAGGACGTATAGCTTTTTTTCTAGGCTCGCCACTTACACTTAGCTTAGGACTAACTGAAAACGTAGTTTGATACCGTCTTTCCATGTATAAGTAGTTTTCAAAATCTTGTAACAGCTCTTGTGTACCATTAGTTTCGAATGTAATGTTTTTTAAGTCTGCAAGTTTAGGATGTCTTAGTAATTCTGGATATATTTGTTGCCAACCTGGTAATAATGGTTCGCCGCCTGTAATTACTAAGTGTACTCCACCCCATTCACCGTTAGGTAACAGTGCAATCATTCTGTCTACAATTTCATCAGTAGACATAGCTGGACTAAGATGTCTAAATTTTGGATGCCAACTTGCATAGCTATCGCAACCTGTAGTTACTAATGGCAATTCATCATATGAATGATATTGTATGCCATTATTAGCAATTGCATCTGCTTGTACACTTAGTTCGCCTGCAGGCATACCAAAACCTTTGCATTTAAAGTTACAACCAAAAGTGCGTAAGAAGATTGACGGAACGCCCATAAAGCGTCCTTCACCTTGTAATGAGTAAAATAATTCCGATACTTTTAATGACATTAATTGTTCCTGTCTTGTTTACGAAAATCTTTGCAATCATTAACTGCAGCCTTCAATGCTTCTGCATAGTTTAATGTCTGTTGTTCAGTCATTATAGTTGATTGCTGATATTTAAGATAACCATTAAACCACAAATTCCATGTCATTTTAATACGATGCTGAAACCCGTTAAGAAAGCTCAATGTTTCGTATGCAATACTGCTTAAAAACGAATTTTTAATTTTGTATGTGTTCGAAACATCAAATGGTCTATCCCAGTACGCAGTTTTTTGTGTTGTAAATGTAGTTACAGTGATCATATTAAGATCATCTGCCTCAACCATAAACTCAATATTGTCATCGTCGTTGCCGCATGTGCATTGAATTTTATACATTTTACTGTTACCCCAGTCACTTGTTTTCATAATGCCTACTGCTGGAATTTGTGGTTTTAAGTCTTTCATAACT